ATACAAATGTTGCTAGCACAAGCACAACTTATGTACAGGGTAATACAGATGGATCATCAATATATTATGAACACGAAAAAGGATTAGATCAAATTAAAGAAGGTGCAACTAGTGCTATTACTGCTAATATACAATCAGGAGATTTTGATATAGGTATGACAGAAGGTGGAACAGCGGATCTTAGAGGGGACGGAGAATTTATGATGAAAATAAGAAGAGTATTACCAGACTTTTTATCACAGACAGGTGATGCTAGAGTTACATTAAACTTAAAAGATTTTCCTAATGATACTGCAGCTAGTTCATCACTTGGACCTTTTACAGTTAACAGTAGCACACAGAAAATTGACACACGAGCAAGAGCTAGATCAATATCTTTAAAAGTATCTAACACCAGCACTAGTCAGTTTTGGAAACTAGGTACATTTAGAATTGATATACAACCAGATGGGAGAAGATAATGACAATAGAAGAATTAAACGCACTTTACGAAGCAGCTGATTTTGGTAATCAAGGAAATTATAAAGCTCCTACAACAACTTCTAATATAGACTTAACTGCACCAGGGGTAGAAGGTATAACTAGTATAGCACCTGTACCCCCTGTTATTATACCAAATGGAGGAAATGGTGAAGATCCGGATCCCGGACCAAATCCTCTGGATTATGGTAATCTAGGCATTAAAGGATATAATCAAATGAACATTTCAGGTCCTGTTAAAAATTCATTTACAGATATAATTGGAGACCTGTATAGTGCATATACAAATATTAGTCCAGTACACCTTGGAATTAAAGGTGTAAAAAAAGTAACAGATTTTGTAAAAGGAATAAAAGAAAAAAGAGAAATTAAAAAAGCACAAGAAGAAGCTGCAGAAGCGGATGCTGAACGTGCAGCAATGGATGCAGCATACGCGGCGCAATCTCAAGCATCAATAAATAGACAAAGGGCAGTTACTGGTGGTGGAAGATATGATGGAGCTGGCTCATCAGCTGCTTATGATGCTGAACCAACTGCTTATTCAGGAAGTAGTGCACAAGGTGGAATTCAAGGTTATGGTGGGAAAAGTGGTACACCAGTAAATCAACAAAGAAGACCTTACGGCACAGGAGGCATCGTTACTTTATAATGGCTAGAATTACACAGGTACTTACACACCCGGATAAAGAATACAAACAAAACGTAGCAGAGTCTTTGAATAGAGATTTGTCTGCTGTGATACAAAAATTAAACTCAACATATCAACAGGATTTAAAAGACGAAATAGAATCTTTTAATTATTTTATAAACTAATGGCTAATTCATTTGTAAACAAAAAAGTAGATTTAACTACAACCGGTGTAACAACTTTATACACCGTACCTTCAGCTTCAACAGCTGTAATAAAATCTATACTAGTGTCAGAAGATTCAGGGAACGCGGACACTATAACTATAACAATTACAGCCGGTAGTGATGTATTTAGTTTGTTTAAAACTAAAGCTATTGGTTCTAATGCTACGGTAGAATTACTAACAGCACCTCTTGTAGTACAAGAGAGTGAGATTGTAAAAGTGACAGCAGCTACGGCAAATAGACTGCATGTAGTGTTATCTTCATTAGAAATTAAACCAAGAGACGTAACATCATAGGTTGATTTATATGACAAAAACTAGTATTATTATTAACTCAGGTATGATTCCTGCCTCTAACAATTCAATATAAAAATTATGATAGATCAAGAAGGAATTAACTCACTGAATACAGGCGCTGAACCTATTACTTATGAAGGTACTGAGGGACCAAAGTCCCCGGAACAAGAACAAGCAATGGCATTAGGTATACCTGAAGGACTTACATTAGAAGAAGCTGTAAGAACTTTTGAATTAAGTAATGATCGTCCACCAAAAGACATACAAGAAGTAATAGAATTTTTTAAAACTAGAACTTTATCAGGAGGACAACCCTTACCTCAAGATCCAACTAAACCTATAAATCCTTTTGGACCAAAACCAACAGGACCAGTATTACCAAGAGAGATGGCTGCTTTTGGTGGTATCATGGGCCTTGATAACAGAAAACAATATGGTTTAGGTAGTAAATTTAAAAGACTTTTAAATAAAGTAACAAGCCCTGTTACAAAAATTGCACAAAAATTAGTTCCTAAAGAATTAGCAGGACCACTAAGAACAATAGCACCTTTTCTGCCACCAGGATATAGAGAAGCAGCTTATCTTGCAGGGACAGCAAAACAAAAAGGTAGATTTAATTTTGGTGATTTAGCATTTGCAGCAGCACCTTATGCAAGGTTTAGTCAAGCAGCTCCAGGAAAAGGAATACTTGGATCAGATACAAATTTTAGATTTGGTAAAGGAACAGCACAAGATTATGGAATAAGAGATTTAATTACTGGTGGTGAAACAGGTGGTGCTTATGAAAAAGCAGGAGGTGAAGGTATACTTGGAAAAATTAAACTTGGTGAAAGTGATCTTGGACAAATGTCAGATGAATTTATATTTG